AAGTATAAACGAGAAATCAAAGAGCAGTTTGATTTGTACGAAACGGCAATGAGCAACTACGATGAACTCGCGGATTTCTCTTTGGAGGATTTAGAATGAAAAAATTTTCAAGCTCTGAACTCGATGGCAAAGAGCCGTCTGATGTACTGTCAGCGCAAGAACTCAAAAAAATTGCGACGCATATACCGCCAACTATTCTTCTTTCCACAACATCATTCAAGTATCACCACTATAACAATGCAAATGTACTTCCCGGTGCAGAACTTTACATTGAGGTGATGCGAAGTCTTGATAACGACACACAGCGTTACTTGGTATTTTTGTGGTCTATCGGTGCTCAAATTCTCGTGTGGAATAACGCACTCATAGAACACGAACGCGCGCCGGAACTGCGTTGGATTTCCGATGAGGATTGGAGACGCGCTCACGATGGCATTCTCACACTCGCAACGAGTGGAGCATTTTAACAATACATAAAGGAGTTATGATTATGAAAAAGACAAACGTACACGAGGAATACGAACAGCTCACTATGGATTTCGGCGATGAAATCCCCGCTGTTGAAGCCGTAGAGGAAGAGCCTAAGCCCGCTAAGAAAACAAAACAGAAAGAGCTTGAGGTTGGCGCGGCAGTAACGGTCAACCCTGAAGCAAAGCGCTTCTGCGACGGCAGAGGCATTCCTGACTATGCTCGTAAGGCATATATTAAGAGACTCAATCCCGCGACCAAAACCGTTCTCATCGAAACGGAACCCAATGGTAAGGAGCTCGGGCTTCTCTTTATGTCCGACGTGGTGTTGGCATAATGAAATTGTTTGCCAAGATACGATACGCTATCCGAGAAATCATAACGGGCTGGAAACAGTCTCGCGAACTCAGCAAATACAAACGCCTTTATCCAGATTTCGAGGAAGAAAATGAATACGATTGCGGCGAATATAAGTTTGTCTGGGGCGTGAAATCCAGTATTGATATGAGTAGCGCCCCAGCCTGCTTACACACAATGAACGACATCGACCTTATCTATTCCAGAGCAAAGAAAAGATACATTCTCGGTATTGAGACGGCACTTTGGTTCGATAAGAAAGAAGACGAAATTGGGTACTTAACCTTCTTACTGGATGCCTTCACAAAGTATATGAAGGAGAATAACCTTCCTACCGACGCGCCTTATAGATTTTGGATGTCTCAACCTTCGCTTCTTTTTGAAGAAGAAACAATCCCCGAAGTTTACACGAGTTTCAAAATCTTCGTTGAAGGCTATAAGGCTGTTCATAACACCGCAATTCCAAATAAGACCCCCACAATTCAACTTTTATAAGAAAGGAAATCCCAATGAAAGTTTACTTTAAGAAGCTCGACTCCAGAGCCACTATTCCCACCTATGGCACCGACCTTTCCGCAGGAGCTGACCTTCGCGCAGTTCTCGACGCACCTGTAACCATTGAGCCCGGTGAGTCCGTTCTCATTCATACAGGCATCGCTACCGCAATCCCCGAGGGCTTTGTTGGCCTCGTCTATGCCCGCAGCGGTATTGCCTGCAAGAGAGGCCTCGCCCCTTCCAACAAAGTAGGCGTTATCGACGCTGATTACAGAGGAGAGATTATGGTTTCTCTCCACAATCACGGTACAACCGAACAGACTATCGACCCCGATGAGCGCATTGCTCAGATGGTTGTCACTCCATTTATTCACTGCGAATATGAGGAAACGGACAACCTCGACGACACCGAACGTGGGGCGGGCGGTTTTGGTTCTACCGGCAGACAGTAATAATTGAAAATCAAAAAAATAAGCCTCCCTTCTCTTAGTGAGTTGGGAGGCTATTTTTTTACCCTTTAATCATCGCGCATTTTTGAGCGCTATAAAGGTTACTCTTTCTTATTTTTTATCTTTTCGATAATACCATTGATGAAGTTAACAATGAAATTGCCTTTCTTGACTTCCTCGACTTTTTCGGAGTCTTCAGCATCAGCAAGCATCTTCTCAATCTCTTCCTCGGTAATCTTGCCGTCGGACAGAGCATCGAATACGCCGCCGCAGAGCAGAGCGACCTTGGAAATGTCGTTGTTATACCACGCGTTGATTGCAGCGATTACTACCACTGCGACGAGGGATACAACCTGATAAGCCATATTTTCGGTGAAAGGAAGAATATCCTGACCGAACATAACAAGGCACTGGTTTGCGAGAGCAACCAGAAGCGCGCCGATTCTGGCAATAGTTGCGGGTTTAACATTCATTTTCATAGTGTATCTCCTTTCATTTTTTGAACAAACGAACGATAAAGTCGATAATGTGATTGAGCAATTTCATAATAAAGTTCTGAGCTTCCTCGGGAGTCTTTATATATTCAGGCTCTTTCTCAACCTCGGTTGTTGCTCCATCTCCAGCAGGAGTTTCAACGGGCTTATCGTTAGAACCGCCGTTTGTATCGGGTTGGTTGGTGTTTTCTTCGGGGATTTTTTCCTCGACTTCTTCTTTGGGTTCTTCAATGACTGTATGGTAAGCGGAGTAATACTTCTCGCCATAAGACGCTCTCTTAGCTTGTACGGTCTCACCTTGGTCGGCGGGAGCTTCGTAGTGGATAAGAACATATGTAGACGCGTCTGCTACGCTTGTCGCCGCTTTAAGCGCATTGAGAGTGGATTTATAACCAGTGGACAGTTCTTTCCAAAGGAACTCCATCTGCATATCGAAATCGCAAATAGACTTACCTACGGATTTCGCATATTCAAGCAAGGCTTGTTTACGAGACCAATATGTCCACTGCGCTAATCCATAGCCGGCAGAGTCTTTAACAAAGTTACTGTAATCGCCGCTATCGACTGCGACGGTGTAAGTATCGTCTGTATATCCAAGAGACTTTTCATAGGTCTGCTGAAGATTGTTAGACCTCAGTGCAGACTCTGCATAGAGATTCCCCATAAGGCCAGCTACGCCGTATTCATTGCCAATTTTAGCAAGCAGAAAATCCCAGAGTTTCTTTTCATCGCTCTTGGAACCAGTGCTCGCAACGCCGGGCAACTTTACAATGGGCTTAACATCGACAGGTTTGTCCTCGGTCTTTTGAGCAGCCTCTACGAGAACAAGGTCAGAAGCAAATACCGTACCCGTGATTGCTCCTTCTTTGAGAGTGGAAATCACGATGCGATTATTGTCCTTAAAAGCGCGAACATATAACTTTGACTTCGGAACCCACGATGCCATCTTAGTGCCATCGTAGTATGTAGTTACTCCTTCTTTGATTTTGACAATATCGCCCTCATTGAACTGAATGGCGGATTGCTCGGCCTGAGTGGCCTTGCCCATAAGAGCAGCGACATCTTTACGTACATTCGTCATATCATACCCGAACTTCTTGAACCACGAATAAATATCTCCGTGATTACCGCCGAGACCGAGTTTATAGCTATCCGCGTGGCAAAGAATTGTAGGAACTTCTACTCCATTGAACATTACAGTGCCGAGAGGGTCGATATTGTAAAGTTCACAGATATATGCCGTAAACTCGCAAGCTTCCTGATAGGCACGTTTGAAATATGCCTCATCTTTATAGCCGTCATCGCAAATCTCGAACTGAATCCAATGTTGGTCTACCCACGTGGTTTTGCCATCTTTCTTGATGTAACCATTACAGGAACCCTTATTACCACCGCCGCAGCCCCACGGATGTTTATCCCATCCGCCAGCCTGAACGGTAGCCATAGAGCCATCTGCAAGTAAGCCAATCCAAGCATTGAGACCTGCTTCGTGTTCAATGTGGTTCCAGTCATTCTTGTACTTATTTTTTCCGAGAAGCGCAATCATCTCGTTATAGTTTGCATCCGTTTCATAAGGCTGCACATACCTCTTGATAGAGGGATTGCCGGCGGCAGTATCGTGCCAAAGAACACCAACGGGTTTACTGCCAGCTCTCGCGCCTTTATACCAAGTGCTATGGGTCTGATAGCATTTGATTAAATTCATAAAATCACCAATCCTTTATTCTCGGTTGAACCAAAACGTATAGTGAGGCTTTTCTTCATTAAAAAGCCAATATCTCAAATGGTCGTCAAGCACGATTGCGGCGTGGGCTATAACGAACCAAATGAGAGCAAAAGGCAAGCAAACTTGCCCAAGGATGTTTAAGGGAGTATTTGAATAATCCCACACATCCCACTGAAGCCAGATATTAACAACAACACCACAGGCAAACTCGAGAGCAGTGATGATTACTGCGCCTATGCCTGCCTGAGCCCAAATTGGCATTTCCCACGGAAAGACTTCATTCAGGAGCCCTACGCAAATACCGCAGATGCCTCCTAAAATGAACATTGTCCAATGGGAGTATCCGCGGTATACGAGTTCTATGACTATGTAGAGTGCTCCGAATATCAAGAAAAGCGCAAGATGTTTCAGAGCTTTCTTCATTATCAGACCCCTCCTGTGATAGCAATAAGCACCTCAGAACGGTGGTCTTCAGGAATAATCATTCCGTAG